GACCGACTGGCCCAAGATCATCCACCAGTACGAGTTCGACTGGGCCACGCCTGACGTGGTGTTTATCGCTGAGTATTACAAGGTCGAGGAGGTCAACGAGACCATCCGCATCTTCCGAGCCATCGACGGCACCGAGGAGCGCTACCGCCAGATCGACTTCGACAAGGACGAGAACCTCGAAGAAACCCTGAACGCCATCGGCAGCCGCGAAGTGCGACGACGCAAGATCAAGCGTAAGCGCGTGCACAAATACATCATGTCCGGCGGCAAGGTGCTCGAAGACGCAGGCTACATTGCAGGCAACTGCATCCCCATCGTCCCGGTCTACGGCAAGCGCTGGTTTGTCGACAACATCGAGCGCTGCATGGGCCACGTGCGCCTGGCCAAGGATGCACAGCGTCTCAAGAACATGCAGCTCAGCAAGCTGGGCGAGATCAGCGCGCTGTCCAGCGTCGAGAAGCCCATCCTCACGCCTGAGCAGGTCTCTGGCCACCAGCTCATGTGGGCAGACGACAACCTGCGCAACTTCCCCTACCTGCTGGTGAACCCGATCACGGCACCCGACGGCAGCCAGACTGTCAGCGGCCCGGTGGCCTACACCCGCAGCGCACAGATACCGCCAGCGATGGCAGCCCTGCTGCAGATCACCGAGCAGGACATGCAGGACATTCTGGGCAGCTCGCAGCAGGCCGACAAGATGGTGAGCAACATCTCCGGCAAGGCCGTCGAGATGATCCAGACCCGCGTGGACATGCAGACCTACATCTACATGAGCAACTTTGCCAAGGGCATGAAGCGCTGCGGCGAAATCTGGCTCAGCATGGCCAAGGACATCTACGTCGAAGAGGGCAGACGCATGAAGGTGATCGGCAGGACCGAGGACGTGGAAACGGTCGAGCTGATGCAGCCAATGGTGAGCGAGACCGGCGAGGTGGTCATGCAAAACGATCTGAGCCAGGCCAAGTTTGACGTGATCGTCGATGTCGGCCCGTCCAGCTCAAGCAAGCGACAGGCGACCGTCCGGGCGCTGACCGGCATGATGGCCATCAGCGACGACCCAGAGACCAAGCAGGTGCTGCAGGCGATGGCCATGCTGAACATGGAGGGCGAGGGCATCGGTGACGTGCGCGACTTCTTCCGCAAGAAACTGCTGCGCATGGGCGTGGTCAAGCCGACCGAGCAAGAGGCCGAGCAGATGATGATCGAGCTGCAGGGCCAGCCCCAAGACCCGAATGCTGTTTTCCTGCAGGCTGCGGCCGAGGAGGCCATCGCAAAGGCAGCCCAGGCGCGCGCCAGCACAATCAAGACCGTGGCCGACGCCGGCCTGTCTCGTGCCAAGACGGCCGAGACGCTGGCCAAGACCAGCCTGGAGCAGCAGAACCTAGTGCTGACCGAAATCGAGGCAGCGCAGCAAGCTGTCATGGGCCAAGAAATTCAACCCGTTGTCAGATGATGGCAAATGGGTGAGAATGTGGGAAACGGTATCCACCCAGCCGTACCAATGGGTGAGTTTGATGGGGTCAACCGATGAACAAAAGGGCAGTGATTGTTGATGAGAGCCAAGTCGACGAAACCGTAGCGATTGAGGACGAGCCGCAGGAAGTTGAGATTGAAACTGGTGAGAACAATGCCACCAGCGACCAACTGAACGACGGCGAGACGCAAACGCAGGAGGAGGAGTCGGACGAGGTTGTCGTCTCCATTGGCGAGGAAGCGCCCCCCGCCGAAGAGGAAGTCCGTGCGCCGGAATGGGTGCGCGAGCTGCGTAAAGCGAACAGGGAAAAAGAGCGCCGGATTCGTGAACTCGAAGCCAAGCTGACGGCCACAACGACTGAGAAAAAGCCGGTCGTGACGTTGGGACCGAAGCCGAAGCTGGAGGACCACGACTACGATGCGGATCGATACGAGCAAGCAATGGACGCCTGGCATGACCGCAAGCGCCAGCACGACCTAGAGACCGACAAGGTTCGACAGGCCGAGCAAGCGCAGCAGCAAGCCTGGCAAAGCAAGCTGGAGTCCTACGGCAAGGCGAAAGCCGAGCTGAAGGTGCGTGACTACGAGGATGCTGAGGAAACTGTCCAGCAGGTCTTGAACGTCACCCAGCAAGGCATCGTCCTGCAAGGCTCGGACAATCCGGCCCTGGTGATTTATGCACTCGGCAAGAACCCGAAAAAGGCAGCGGAACTCGCAACATTAACCGACCCCGTGAAGTTTGCCTTTGCGGTAGCGAAACTGGAGAAAGAATTGAAAGTTACAAACCGCAGGGCAGCACCCGCACCGGAGCGTATTGTCTCGGGAACTGGACGATCATCTGGCGCGGTGGACTCAACCCTTGATCGGCTGAGAGAAGAAGCAGCAAGGACTGGAAACATGACGAAAGTCATCCAGTACAAAGCGCAGAAACGATCAGCTTCCAAATAATTTTTTTGAATAGGAAACCAAAATGTCTAATGCATTTTCCAAAGAAGAGCGCGTCGCGTTCGAGGACATCCTCGAAGGCTTCAACGACGCGCTGGTACTGTCCCGCAACGTGTCCGTCTACAACACCGACGGCTCGATGATGGAACGCACCAACAACGTGATCTACCGTCCCCAGCCCTACATCGCACAGTCGTACGATGGCATGGACCAGACCGGCAACTTCACGGCTTACACCCAGCTCTCCGTCCCTGCAACGCTCGGCTTTCAAAAGTCTGTGCCGTTCATCTTGGACGCACTTGAGTTGCGTGATGCCTTGCAAGAAGGTCGCCTGGGCGAAGCTGCAAAGCAAAAGCTGGCCTCCGACATCAACATCGCTATCATGAACGTGGCCGCAGCCCAAGGCTCGCTGGTCGTGACCGTGAACACCGCTGCTGGTGACTACGACGACATCGCACTGTGCGACTCGATCATGAACGAGCAGGGCGTCCAAGCCTTTGACCGTTACATGGCCCTGTCCTCACGCGACTACAACGGCATCGCTGGCAATATCGCTGGTGGAGCTGGTGGCGCATCCGTGTCTCGCAGCTTCGCAGGCAGCAAGTCGAACAACGCTTTCGAGCGCTCGTACGTCGGCATGGTTGCAGGCTTTGACACCTACAAGCTGGACTACGCAAACCGCATCGCGGCTCGCACTGGTGCAGACCCAACGATGAGCACCTTGGCTGCGGCTGGCAACTACTACGTGCCACAAGCAACCCAGACCGCTATCACTGGCGAAACCCAGAACGTGGACAACCGCTTCCAGACCATCACGGTCTCCAGCACCACTGACCTGCCAGCAGGCACGCCAATCCAGATTCAAGGCGTTGAGGCTGTGCATCACATCACCAAACAGGGCACTGGTTTCTCCAAGACCTTCCGTGTGGTGAGCGTGACCAATGCTACGACCTGCGTGATCACCCCTCCGATCATCTCGGCACAGGGTGGCACTGACGCTGAGCTGCAGTATCAAAACTGCATCGTCACCGCAGCCGCTGGCCGCACCATCACGCGCCTGAACGTGAACGCAGCACCCATCAACTGCTTCTGGCAGAAAGATGCGCTGGAGATTCTTCCTGGCCGTTACGCTGTCCCGTCAGATGCTGGTGTCGCAGTGATGCGCGCAAGCACCGATCAGGGCATTGAGCTGGTCATGCAGAAGCAATACGATGTCAACACCATGAAGACCAAGTATCGTCTCGACACTTTGTTTGGTGTGGTCAATAAGCAGCCGGAAATGTCTGGCATCTTGCTGTTCGGTCAATAAGGAGTCACTATCATGAGCTACAACGTAATTTTTACACAAGGCACGGCTACCGTTACTGTGCCAGCAGGCGAAAAAATCGCTGTTCAAGCCTACTCACCAGCACTTGTGTTTCAGGAAGTTGGTTTCCCCAACTTTCCTGATTCGCAAGACCTGCTGACTACGGTCGAAAACACCACTTATGTGTCGCCCGCATTCACCAATGCCACCATCGTGACTATTCAAGCCGGTGCATCGGGTGCGTACTACTCCACTGGCGTTGCACCTGACATCAGCAACAATGGCAACTGGCAACCTCAAGGTGCGCCAGCCAACATTGCAGACGGTGGTGCGATGGTGGCAACTGCCGCCAACGTCTTGACTGGCATCATCACTGCAACGCCTACGGCAAGCCGTGACA